ACCACTGATTGTACCAAACCTGTTATGTCAGGTTGGAGACCATGGCGAATAGCAGCATTAGGATTAGTTGATCCAGTTACTCAAATCGATTCAGCAATTGTTCGAGAGTGTGGAGATGCTTATTTTGATGACGTTATTGCTAAAGTGCCAGATTCTGCGATTAAGAAAATGTTGACTAAGTATGATGAATTCACATCATTGAATGGTTGTGAAGGTATCGCCTTTTTAGATGGAATAAAAAGGAATACTTCTGCTGGTGCTCCTTTTGGTCGCAGTAAGAAACATTATATTGAGAAAACTGAACCGCAACGTAATCTTATGGATCCCATTAAGCTCACTTCAGAAATGAGTAACCGGGTTCAAAAGGTCCGAGATACTTATGCCAATGGTGTACGTTATCAACCAGTTTTCACTGCTCACTTGAAAGATGAGGCAGTTTCTGCTAAGAAGGCTCAAGAAGGTAAAACCAGAGTTTTCTGTGGTGCTCCTTTTGATTGGAGCGTTGTTGTTCGTGAATTATTTCTTAGCCATGTCCGTTTGATTCAAAATTATAAAATTGAATTTGAATGTGGTGTTGGTACAGTCGCCCCGTCAACTGAATGGGGTGATTTGTACAAGCACATCACACAATTTGGAGAAGACCGCATTATTGCTGGAGATTATAAAGCTTATGATAAGCGTATGCCCCCAGTACTCATGTTGGAAGCCTTTCGTATTTTAATTCGATTGGCCGAACACAGTGAGAATTTTACAAAAGAAGATATTCGCGCCATGTGGTGTGTAGCTTATGATACTTGTTATCCTCTTGTAGATTTCAATGGCGATCTTGTGACTTTTTGGGGTTCTAACCCATCTGGTCATCCTTTGACAGTTATTATTAATTCTATTGTCAATTCTCTTTATGTAAGATACACTTTCAATGTTAGTGGACATGATGTGTCAACTTTTAGTGACAATGTTTCTCTATTGACCTATGGTGATGACAATATTATGGGAGTGAATCCTAAGTGTGTTGGCTTTGATCATACGGTTATTCAAAATCAGCTTGGCA